ACCGATATTCGTTACAAAAACCTACCCGCCTAACCTACCCTACTGGGTAATGCTAAGTGATTGTTTTTATTACGATGTCGGGAAGCTACCAAAAATTGAACGCCAATTATAATATCCAAATGAATAGCGTTCATAACCTTTCACAAGGAGGTTATCAGTCGTAAAGTCTACCTGCATATCCATTTCATAAGGTACACGTTCCATATAAACGAGGCCCTTAATGTTGGTCAGCAAGAACCAAGCATACGGAGACGTCAGGAAGTCCATGACCATGTAGCCTTCTGGCAAGCCGCCGGCGGTGGTCTGGATTGCATTTACGTCGTTGTCCGCAGTACCTGGACGCAATTCGGTCTTTGTCAAACGAATAGCGACTGGCTCGAGAGCAGGCGGAATGATCAACTTACGACCGCGAGCAAACATTTTCAGACCAGCGATGTCTTTGAAGTTTGTTCTGATCGAGATCATCGCGTTCAGCAATGAGCTTTCGTTCAAGTCAACCTGAACCGTAGGCGTGTTCGGAACAACTTGGCCGTCGATTGGATGCAAGAGCGAGCACAATGGCTGGCCGTCACCACCAACAGTCGCGTTGTAGGTCTGCGCCGTGTTGAGGATGTTTGCGCCGTAGATTTCCTTTGTCTGACCGAATGATTCAATCAGGCCGAGGTTCGTAGGCGTAAACTGGGTCTTGTACAGGTTGTCGTCGATTGCCTTACGAGTGATCGCGTAGCCGAGACCAATTTCGTAGTGCTCTTGGTTGTAGACATAACGCTCTGAAGCGTTGTTGTCGAAGCTAACCGCGCCGCCTTCCGTCTTGATTGCGGCAAGACCGAGGTAACGCATTTCAGCGGTGCGCTCGAGAGCCATGTTTGACTTGGCTTTTTCGAACACTTTGTCCCACTGTGATGGGATCTGAGGGTATTTACCCTCAACGCCACGGAGACCTGGTAAGAGCAGGTCGCGGATGGCTGATAAATTAACTGCCATGTGAGCCTACTCCTAATTAAGCGCCCGTGGGGCCAGTTGGGCCAGTTGGGCCAGTTGAACCCGTTGGACCTGTAGGGCCAACAATGTCTTGGTTAGAACGCAACCATTCATTATTGAAGCCAACTTCAACCCAGTTGTAGTTGGATGTCGCGTCGGTGCCGTTAGCGCCGGGCGGATCAATAATCATGTTCGTAATGATGAATGGGAGCGTCGCCGTCGTGCCGACTGAGCTCAGGAACATGCCCGATTGCTGCGTAAGAGCAGAACCGGTGCCAACTGTAAACTGAGCAAGCTGACCAACAGGAGAAGTTCCAAATGCAGCATTGGTGCCCGAAATCTGGAAAGAACTGCCAGAAGTCTGAACAACAAAGCGAGCGTTTGGATCATCAACGACGTAAGCAATCACGTCGTTTTGAGCGTCCGAACCGGGCCAATACTGGTTCCAGATCACGCGCTTTTGAGAGACGCTGAGATACTCACAACCCCAGAAAATACCAGCAAGCGGAGCCGTAGCCATGCCAGCTGGAGTTGCCTGGGTGATATAGCCGGTCGAAGGACCGACAATGTTCATAACCGCGTCACCTTTGTAGATGGCGGTGGTATTCGATGACGCTATGCGACGCGCAGAAATCCGAAAGTTCATCGGACCGTTGCTGGTCGAAGTAGGTCTGAAACCGAAGGGCGCAAAAGTATTGGCCACGGCTTCCTCCTTCATTCAGAGTGGAAGTCGTTACCTGCAACAGCGCGCCGCAGAAACAGACAGGGAAAGTTTCGCAATGGCCCAGCGCGAGCCACTAATATTACTCGGAACCGAGTTCCGATGTTTGACGTCATCCGCCAAACTTAAAGTGATGATTGAGCGTCTTAAGGTCTCAGCGCGAGAGCTTTACGGCTCAAAAACCACAATTGGTAAAAAGTTACTAACGGTCTGCGCGACCAATAAATAAAACGCTGGCAAGACTTATATCTCGCCAGCGTATACAAATCAAGCCTTTACTCAGTAGGAACGTCAATTGGAGCGCGTGTTTTTGAGAATCGGTTAACTTCACGACGACCAAGATCGCCTGAACGGCCTTCACGCATCTGTTGTTCTTTCGTGATCACTGCGTCACGAGCGGCGCGACGTTCTTCTTCGCGTGCTTCGTCAGTGAAAACTTTAGGGCGTTCCATGAGCACAAGACCACCGACTTCGATGGTCTGACCGCGCCAACCACGAGGCATAAGCTCGGGATGACGGCTTAGTGGCACCGCTTCCCAACCATTGAGCTCGTTTTGACGAATACGATCAATGTCGTCCTGGTTCATTACTGATTTGAGCTTCCACTGATAGTCGAAGCCTTCCGGAGGTGGGGGAGCCCAATACTTGTCGCGTTCTGCGCCACCTGACAGATCCGGATTGCCCCGGATCTGACGAATACGCGCTTCTGCACGAGCTCTAGCTTGCTCCGGCGTTTCTTTGCCAAAGCCCGTATTCGGAGGACCTTTTTTAACTTCTGGAGCGTTATCTACTGACATGGTTCAAATTCCTTATGCTGAGAGTTTGCCGTTTTTGATCAGGTAAGCCTTGTTGCGCGCGTAAGACTCGATTGCCTTATCTCGCGAAAGCTCTGGCTCTGCTAAAACAGCCATCTCAACTTCATCTGACGAAAGCACCATGGTGTTTCCGTTTCCAGAAGAACGGGATGATACAGAAGCGGCAGACGATACAGGTGCCGAAGCAAGTGACCGCCTATTGACCGGCGCAGGTTCAGAACGTCTCGGCTCTGAACGAGGCGCAGAATCATATCCAAGACGCGACTCGATAAAATTAAAGTAATCATCTGATTCCGGCACGATGCCGTCCTCAATTGCATCTTGATGCGCCCGAGTAAGTTTACCTATTTTCTCCACCGCTTCTGGATGCGCGCGAAGCCACTCAGCGCTTCTTGGCGCAAGGCGTTCCGCGTACATCTCGATTGGATCTTGTGGAATATCAGGTTCAAAACTTGGGACAGGCGGCGCATAGACAGCGCCTTCTGTTGTTTGTTGGAGCGTCTCTTCCAATCGCTGACGACCATTCTGCAACTGCAAAAGATGACTTTCAGCTTGCGCAATTGCGCGTTGTGCTTTCGCTGCGACAGTATAGTTGCCTGCGGCCATTGCTTGCGCATATTCAAATTCTGCGTTGGCTGCCGCTTGCTCTGTTGCATCAATTGCGTTCAAGATGATTTTAAGATTAGAATCTTGAACTTCGTTGCGCGCATAACCGACTTCCTGCGCTTGTTGCTGCGCATAATACTCGGCTTGACGACGCGCATCACGTTCTGCTTCTGCAACGCGTTTTTGATGCTCATATTGTTTCTTTAGGTCATGGAGCGCTCTTTCGCGCTCATCCTGCGCTTGAGACTTATCTTCTTTAACCCTAATTGTTGGTTCAGTTTCTTTAATATTGGATTTATTATCCGACAGTTCGACTTCCGTTACTGTCTCTTCCGGTAAAGTAACTTCGACCGGCTTTTCTTCTTTACTATCATTAATCATGGGAGCGCCCCTTAGTATACGAGATCCGGATGGCTTACCCGGCAACGAATATGGATGTCCGTTACAATACGACAATCAACAACGTTATCTCTCGATACACGCGTCTTCATCGTATTAAGTTGAAAGGGCCACCCATCAGATGGTCTAAAAATAACCCAATCGCCAACATTTACATCGCGGAATTTGTCGCCGTTTTCATCAGCATAAGCGGTTGTTCCCAGTTTCAGGATAAGACCGCATTTACCTTGCCATCTACTTTCTTCGCGTGTCGCATCGGCAAGGATAATTCCGGATTTTGTTTTCTCCGGCGGGATATAAAGTGCGACAAGAACATCAGAACCAAAAATCTCTACGTCATCTAGGTTTCCGACCTTTTCCAAAAGCGCTTGTTTTGGATCAACGTCGTGCTGCATTTCCATAGCCGGCATGGCTTACCTTTCTTCTTCAACACCAATAATGCGTTTATTGGCTTCCTGTGCAGCGTGCAGAGCATCTGCAACGCCTTTCATACGGCCCACCCTAAAACGGTAGTCGTCGAAACTTTGTGCTTTTCCTAAGATAAGCTCACTTGCTAGTTGCTCTTGCAACTCGGTGAGGATGGTTTCAATTTCTCTAAATAATCTAAGGTCAAGGTTCAAGCGCTGATCCTTTATGAAAAAAGCCACGACTCAACGAGAGCCGTGGCCTTTAAAATTAGTAGTTATCTTTTTTGTATGGGACTGCTTTTTCTCCATACGCATCGGTTTTTTGCTTACGGCCAAAGCCGCCGCCAGAACCAAAGTCCGTCGCAAGGTAGCCATCTTTCTTAGAGGCCTTGCGATATGGAACTTGGACCTTTCCGCCGTCGGCACGCATCATAGGCATCCCCGGAGGAAGGCCGCCTGGAGCGCCACCCATTGGAGGCATTCCGCCTGGAGCGCCACCCATTGGAGGCCGTGGA